CCAGAACCCGAACGGAGCCGTTGACGTTGTGGAAAACGAACTTACCCGCCTTGATGGCCGCCGTGAGCTCCGCCTGGGTTAGGTCAGTGTCCAGGAGGAGCTCTCCGTCATATTTGGCGTTGGTCAGGGACTTGTTGACTGCAACACTGGCGTGAGCCCCGGTGGCCCAGTAGACGACGGCGTGAGCATCAACATCTGCAATGGTGGGGTGGGTAGCCTCGTTCCAGACTCCAATGACACCCTCATAGTCCACCGTGGAGGGTTTCCAGGCTACAAGTTGGAATTTGGCGCCCACTTCATCTCGCATCCGCTCCGTATAGGCGGCGTAAAGCTTCACGATGGTGGTATCCGCCGCCGGGCAGCAGAGGGTGTTGAAAGCGTAGGATTCAATTTCGTCAAGGAAAGCCTGGTGGCTGTCCCCGGTGATACTTTCCGCATCAGCTCCGCCGGTCAGGGGCGTCCCCGCTGTCGCTACCAGGGTGACGCCTGCCTTAAAGTCCACATAGTCATTGCCGCGCAGTTCTGCAGCGGTGGCCACCGTCTGGGTCTCCTCCTTAGCGCCGTCCAGGTAAGTGCTCACATCCCACGCGCCCGCATCATCCACGTTGGCAGAAATGACAATAGAAATGTCATTGCCTCGCACGCCGGGATATTTGGCAGAGGCATAGGCATTGGTAGCTTTGGACGCCCCACTGCCCAGCCTGTAGCAGTAAACCGTTGTGGCGTGCCGGAAGATTTCCCGCAATGCCAGCATTTTGGGGTGGTCGTAGGAATAGCCGAAAAGAATCTTGCTGTTTTTTTGGAACTCCCCAGAGGTGACAGCGAATATTTTGTTCTCCGGGCCCCAACTCAGGACAAAGGGGGCCGCTGCCACACCCCGGTCGGACAGAGTAGCGGATGCCTTTGCAGCGCTGGAGAAATTGATATAGCTGCCGGGCAGGACCTTGTTCTGGGCCAGCCAGGCACCTCCACCAAGAGCCATATTACTTCACCTTGCCTTTCATAAATTTGTCAATGAGCATATCCACCTCGTTCAGGGTATACGCCTTGCCGGGTTCCAACAGGGCACTCACCAGGTCGCGCCGGTCGACATACCGTTTTGAGGCCACAAGCTGCTCTTTCGTATAGAAGGCAACCTCGGTCTCCTGGATCTTGTTCTTTTTCATTGGGTTATCCCTCCTGTTCAATTTGTAGGGTTTCCATCGCGTTTTCCTCCTGGAGGGCATAGGCAAAATGGTTGTAGGAAATAAAGAAATGCAGCATCCCGTCAACCACTTCGCAGCTCACATCTGAGCCGCGCAGCAGATCGCCAGTTGGGAGCGTGATCACATCAAGAATCTGGCAGAGTTCATCGGCGGTTGCATAGCATTCCTCCCGGCCGGCCTCGGGAAAGTAGAGAACGTCAAACCGAACCGACCGCTTCCAGCGTTTAGAGGGCTGAGCCTCCTGCCCCGCTGTGGCCAGAAGCGCAATAAAAGCAGGGGGACGAAGCCCCTGCTTTACCGCTTTGCAGTATATAGCGCTCTCGGGATACGCCTTTCGCAAGGCCAGCGTGATACCGTCCAGGATGATATTTGTGCTAATTTCCGCCATTGCAAACCTCCTTCAGCTTCTCCAGCACCATCCGCTCTAGCACAGAGGGAGCAACCTTCTTCAATCTTTCCTCTGAAAAAGTCAGCATATGTTGGCCTTCTACCCAGCCACCGTTAACGGTCCGATGGCCGAACTCTACGTAAGACGCATACTCAACTGGATTGATGATTTCCACAGTATAGGCATTGCCAGACTTTGTGACTGTCAAGGATTCAGCATAGCCCTCAGCCGTACTACTGCTTTTCGCACCCCAGCCACGTCGAAGAGTACCACCCTTCTTGCCACTGGATTTTGGGTACTTGCCAACAGGCGTGGCCGGGATAACGAGTGCAAGCAGCCGTCCCGCGAGAGCCTTGCTGCAGGCCACGCATAAAGCGTCCATTTCGGCGCCACTCAGCTTGTCAAAAGCCTGTGCAAACGCCTTGAGCTGTAAGTAATCGCATTTCCCCCATTTCGCCATTAAGCCCACACCTCCCCCATCTGGCCCGTCCAGAGCTCCAGAGGGACTTCCTGGTGACACGAATAGACGGCCGGCTTCCCACTGCGCCCATAGTCGCTTGTTACACCGTTTTGGGTCACGGTAATCTTTGACCCCTCCGGAATATCCAGGTCGGGGTCAATGTAGAGCGTAATGGACTGTGCCACAGAGGCAGCTTCCTGGCTTGGCTCCGTGCTTTTTACAGCACGGTAAGAGACGCGGCAGGGCCGGTTGCGCACTGTAATGCGCTCTGTTTGCTCCGTGCGGCCATTGGCGGGGTTGATCGCCCCATCCAGCACGGTGATGGTGGCCCGTCCAGTCCAAAGGCTCTGGATAGCCTTTTTGTAGGCGGCGGTCACCATCTCAGCCTCCGGTAAGCCCCCAGGATACTCTCCTGGGGGTGCATCATCGCGTCCAGAGTGGCAACAAAGCGGGCCTCGTCAGTGCTGGTGCCGTCGCTGGCGCCAGCAAAGCTAACGGACACGTCCCCCTCCGTGATGCTCTTGGCAGCAGGAGAAAAGTCCAGTCCCTCAATCTCTAAAGCTCCGGCTGCCAGCTTATCATGCAAGAACGTTCCAGCCACCATATCCACCAGCGTGCAGAAAAGGCCAGGCGGTAAATCTGCACAGTTGATCTCTGTCAGGAGCTCAGCCTTGCACTTGCAAATCAGGTAGTTGATCCCAGGCTGGTCCTCGTAGGCGGCCACATATCCCAACATGGCCAGTCGGGATAATACGGCCTCATACACGTCCATACAGCCTTACCCCTTGGACAGGATACGGGCGATGGGAATGGCCTTATCTGCGATATAGGAGCGATCCGCCTCGTCCGTCTCTCCAGAGTGCACCAGATCCCAGTTGGCGCCGTTGGCCAACTCTGCGTCTGTGGGAGAGAGCGTGGCCTGGGATTTCTTCTCATAGGAAATGCCGAAGGGGGCGAACACCTTGCGCTGACGGGTGTAAAGAGTATCCTGTCCGCCGTTGGTCTTCGGGTCTCGGCTCATCTCATAAGGCACCTTTGCACCGATGTCCTCAAAGCTGATGGACCCTTCACCCAGAACATAGCTGGTATAGCGTACTTCGGCCGTCACGTAATCACCGGCAGCCAGGGACTTGCTGCCATAGTAGGGTTTGGCTACACTCAGCTTAATTTCTCCAGCGGCAGGGGTTGCGCTGTCGGCCACAACCTTGAGAGCTCCGACGTCAGTGGAAGCGGCGTCAAAGTAACCGTCCTCCACCGGCATATTATCATCCACGATGACCAGCTTGCCATTCCAGGTGTAGAGGGTCAGGTCTCTGGTCACGCCGTCCTTGTCGGTATACTTGAGTGCAGTGAGCAAATTGAGATTTTCCAGATTTGTGGCCACGACAGAGTGCATGAAGATCATGCTGAACTTCTTTTTGCGGTCTCCGCAGGCCTGGGCGGTGGCGCTGTTCAGCGTGGTGCTCTCCACGGGGCCGTCCACCGTGTAGGTGTGCTTGGCCACAAACGCAGCGCCCTTGGTGCTAGTCATGGAGAACACGCCCTTGAGGATGGCCAGGAGGGTGTCCTGGTCAATGTCCTGCCAATACTCCGCCACCTGCTCGGCCACATTGTCCATGAAGTCCACACCGCCGGTGATGTCATAGGAGAAATCCTTTTCCATCCACGCCTTGGCACGGCCTACGGCCACCACGCCCTGCTCAAAGGTCTTGCTGGAGGTGGCGGTGATGTCGGTCTGGCCGTCATAGTTCACGGCGTCACCGTCCAGCAGGCCACGCATGGCCAGGCGGGCGTATGCGGTGCCGTCCTGGGTGGTGAACACAGCCCGAATGTCCGGGTTGCCCACCAGGACCCGGCTCTTGCGCATCTCATTCAGTCTGGTGCGGGGGATGCGGTCAGCCTTGTACTTAAAGGCCTGGGGGTTAAAGCTCTTGGCGTCAAACTTTGCGTTAGGCATAATTCAATCGTCCTTTCTGTTATTTCTCGGTTTTCGCCTTGGGTTTGCGTGCGGTCTTGGTTTTGGGAGCCTCCTCTGTGGCCGCCTGATCGCCATTCTGAGGCGTTTCAGCAGCGGGAGGGGTAGACGTCCCCCCTGCGCTCTCATCGCCAGGAGGGAGCTCTACGGGCGGCTCCGGGGCCGCCAAATTGGCTCCCGCAGTTTCCGCCAGCCTGGCCATAACCTCCTGGGTGACGGCCTCCGCCAGTTCAGCCACGTCCACGCCACTCTCGACAGGAGCAGCAGGGAGGTTGATGTGTTCGGCCATGTACTGCACAATGGCCTCCTGGGTCCTGGGCAGCTCCGCCACCGGCGTGCCGGTCAAACGGCCGGCCAGGTTTCGTAAAGCGTCCTCAAAAGAGAGCGCCTTGGCGGGTTTAACGATACTTTTCATATAATTTTCACCTCTCAGTCATCCAGTTTGGCGTCCGGGTTCTGAGCCAGATACTCAGACAGCTCTGCATAGGACATTTCAGAGGGCTTTTTGCCGCCGCCAGCAGACCTGTTGTCTCCGCCCTCGCCGGGTTTCCAGCCGGTGTATTTGGGGGCCGCACCAAAGAGGAAGTCCGTGGCGGTGTCTTTTTTCAGCGCCTCCACCTTGGCGGACAGGGTAACGGTGTCGGCGCCCTCCTTGGCGGTGACCTTGCCGTCCACAATTTTGGCATCCTTGAGGAAGTCTGCCAGCACAGCCTTGACAGCGGTGGTGTTCTTGGCTCCGGCGGCAGCGAGCTCTGTATCCACAGCGGACAGCAGCTTGACCCTGGCCAGCTCTTTCTCGTAGTTGGCCTTATCGGTCTTAGCCTGTTCCTCCATCTCCGTGATCTTCTTGGTCAGCGCCTCCGTATCACCGGCGGACTTCTTCAACTCCGCAAGCTGGGCGGTGTAGGTCTTGGCACTCTCCGTGAGCTGCCCCACCTGGGCCTCCAGCTCAGTGACCTTGGCGGCCTTGGTGTTGAAGTCTGCGCGGGAGACAAAGCCTTTTCCGATCTCCCGAGACACGGCGGTGTCAATTTCGGGGGTGTACGCATCCCCCAGGATAGTTTTGAGCCATTCCAGCATAATTTTTTACCTCCTTAGTCTGTTCTGCTGTCCTTTTTTGTCCGGCCAGTCCCGGTATTGCAGGGCCATTTTTATAGTCCGCCAGGCCAGGCGGTGATGGGTATGAAAAAAGCACCGTGCATTTTCAGCACGATGCTCTGATCATCAATAAAGCAAGTCCGGGTCATACACCAGCTCCGGCCACAACTCCGGGAGTGGCTTGCCGCTCTGGAGGTCCTGGAGTATCTGGGCGGCGTCTGTGCCCTCCGGGGGGATATAGGCAACTTCGCCGTCCTCCTGCTCATACACCAATCCGCCGCCCGGCTCGTCGCCAAAGAAGCTACCGCCGTGCTTGGCGGTATAGACGGCGGCTGCCGCTGTCAGCTTCTCGTCGGCTCTGAAATCCTGATATAACATCAAATCACCTCTTTCAGAAGGTTTTCAAATTCAGCCAGGGCACCGGGGAAATATTTCTGCATCAAAGCGTATCGGTCCGGGTTGAACTGCGCTTCATACATATGGGCAAACGCTTCCAGTTCCAGCGCCCCGTAGCCGCTCCAGTATTTTGTGGCGTGGCCCCAGTTGCCACGGGCCTTATTACGGGATAGTCCGCCCACCAGGTCAGAAATGGCACTGTATAAATCTGGCGTGACTTCCTGGGCTATTATAGAATAGGCCGCCGTTTTTGTGATCTTCTGCTGCTTCATGACGCCTTTGATATAGGCGTCAAAATCAGCCCGCAGGGCGCTCCCAAAGGCTGGTGTACTGAGCGAGGTCCAGCCAGACCCGGAACGGGACATGAAGTCAATAAAATGGCCGTGCTCATGGAAGAACGTGGCCCCAGCGCCCCGGACGTTGGTCAGATCGTCAGCAAAGTTCATCTTCACCTTTTGCGTCAAGGAACTAAAGAACGCCGTCCCGTTGTGTGCCCCATCTGACACGGAGCCGGGTGGGACGTGCTTGGCAAAGGCGCTCTGCGCCACCGGGGTACCGGTAGCAAAACGGGCTTTCAAGGCATCGCCGTAATCCTGAGTCATACCCGGCATTCCCTGAATGGCGGTAGAGAAATGCTGCTGCTCTCGGGTGGGGGCCGGTGCTGGTGCTGGTATTGTACCACCATCCTGCGGCGGTGTCAAACCTGTTTCCGGCCCTTGCGCGAACTTTTGGCGCCACTCATCAAAACTCATATCGGCGGGGACCTTGGCGGTGGTGCCATCCGGGTTGCGGGTCCAGCGCTCTCCCAAACCCCGCATGTCATCGTAGTAAGGGCAAGTGCAGCACCGGCACCAAGGATGGAACGGCGGGGCCGTGAGACCGACCTGGTACTCCGACATTTTGAAGACCTTGCCGTTGAGCGCTCCGCAGAGCTCACAGGTATCCGTGTCAAAAGAGGCCACAATCTCATAGCGTTCCACCCCCAGCTCCTTAAAGCAGTCCTTTTGGGCGGCGCTTGCAAAATAGGCGCTCTCCGTCATCACCAGCCGCCCGGCTTTGCCTTTGGCTACCTTGAATTGCTTGCTGATAGCGGCAATGGCCCGATCTGGCGCCTCCCCCCGGATGATCATTTGTGTAAGCTGGGTGTTGACTGTGCTGACCAGGCTCCTTTTGTCCTCCCAGCAACGGTCCCGGAATGTCTGGCCATCCGCCGTCCAGGGCCGGGAGAGTACCTTTTGGATGGCGCTCTCGTTGATAGACTGCATGGTCCATCCTACGCCAAGGCCGCGCTGGATCTCAAAAGCGGTGTGATAGTAGCCGCCTTGATACGCCCGCTTGGCCGCCGCATCCACAGCATCAAGCTGGTTGGCATACAGTGATTCCGCCTGCTGTTGCAGTTGCAGTTTTAAAGCCTCTAGACGGGACACATGCACCTTGGCGCTGGCATTTTCCAACTGCTTCATCCAGGCTCCATCAAGAGCGTTTTGCTTGCCGTATTTGATATACTCCTCCACGCTCCACCGGAACTCCTCCAGCTCGTCGGAGCTGAGAAGCCGCTTTGCATCGGCAAACGTGATCCCATTGTTGGCCGCGAACCGCTGATACCACACGGACATCTGGCGCTCAATTTCAGCTTGGGCGGCCCGAAACTGGTTTTCCAAATTTTCCACATAGGAATAGGACTGATCCAGTAGAGCGTCTTCCATGGCCTTCATGCGCTTCGCCCAATAGTCGGCATTACTCTGTTTGGCCATCGTCTTCACCGCCCTTTACAGGCGGTTCCCGCCCGCCGCCAGTAGCACGGTTGGCCTCAAAGGCAACCCGGTAAGGATCCGCCATAGCCGCCTCCCTTTCGCCCTTGATGCGCCGGAGTTCCTGCTCCGGGTCGCTGACCCAGGGGTGCATCTTCACAACGGTTTCGTCCGACAAAATTCCCACGGAGCTCCGGCAATTGTTGATAGCCTCTGTTTCATTGATCAACACATCCCGGTCAAAGATGGTCTTGACCGGTACGCCGACAAAACTGCCCTTGCCACTGTTGACAAGGTGCTGATTGACAAACCACAGTAGTTCTTCCATGGCGGCCTGAAATTCCAGTTCGATACCATTCGCATCCAAGTCGATATCGGAGTACATGGACTGGATGTTCATCTGGTTTGGGTTGCCACTCATACGCTCGTCCTTGGCGTCATAGCCGCGGGCATTCTCCACAATGGCGTCCTTCAGCAGTTGTAGCAGCACCTTGTAGTTCTCGGCGTTGACCTCGATTTGCAGGGTGTCCACGCCACCTTCAGCCCCCTCGTAGGACCGGACCTTGATGGCTCCATAAGTGGCCAAATTGGCCCGGAGGCGCCCCAAATTCTCCCCATCGTAGTTTTTGACAATCAGAAGAGTGCTGTGCACATCCTCTTCCATTTGATTGGCAAAGTTGGAAAGGACAACGTTATAGGCATCTTGGAGGCACTTTACCCTTGACAACAGTGGCAGCTCATGGTGGGAACTCTTGAAGCACACCAAAGGGATCCGCTCCCAATTATAGCCGGCCGCCTGCCCTGTGACGGGATTCGTTTCGATGATGTAGGCCCCGGAGTGGGCATCCGGATCCGGCTCCAGGGTGCCGTCATCCCGGCGGACAAAGCAATCCACGCCACCGCCGTGCATAACCTCCACCTTGACCACGTCCTTGGCCTGCTCGTACTCGTCATACACCAGCACCACGTAGACATGCACCGCAGCGTCCAGGATAGTGTGATCGGCATCCGCCCAGAACGGCAGCACCTCGTGCGCCGGGAAGCGCTTAAAGGCCAGCTCTCCGCCCTCGTAGTATGGGTACAGCCAGGCCTTACCGCCAATCCAGGCGCCTTCTCCCACCGCGCGGAGGGTGCGCCGAAAACGCGCGCCCAGGGCGGCGTTCAAGGCATCTGCATAGGACGAATTTTCCGTGTCAAACGAAAATGGGCGGCCAAAGGAGTAGTTGGTCTTCTGGTCTACCATTTTGGCGTATAGATTATTGCACAGGCGATTATTGGGCAGGTGTGGCAGCTCTGCCAGTTTCCCATCATCGTCCAAGGCAAGGCGTCGGCGGCGATCAATGACCTGCCTCCCATCATAGTAAGCCTCAGCCTCCAACTGCCGCTGGCGCTCCGGAGAGTGGAGCCAAGCGGTGATCTCCAGCTCCAAGAAGCGTTTGTCGGTCATACCTCGGCGGAAATTGGTGGCCGTTCTAGCCACGCAGTCCTCCCGCAAATTCAAAGTTACCATAGCGGCTCACCTCACAGACATCCCGCCCGCTGCCAGGCGGCGTATAATTTGGGGCCTTGTATGGCCATCCAGTCTACCATTTCTTCGTTGGCAGGCCAGGCCTCTACGTTGTTCCCGTTCACGCTCAAGCCGCTTTCGTAGAGGAAGGCGTGAACAATTTCGTGCCTCATGCACTTGCGTTTATAGGCGTCCAGATCCCGCAGGGCCTCCGGCTCCCGGCGCTCATCGTCCGTGTAGTCCCGGACCACGATGGTCTTTGTGGAGGTGTCGGTGTAGCCGTCACACCTGCCCTCCTGGAGCATCCCATCCTGCTCCCTTGCCGCATAATGCAAGACATAAGACACGCCCAAAATGGAAATCTCCATTGTACACCTCACTTAAAAACTGAACAACGCCGGTGCGTAGACCTTGTGGACAAAATAGCGCACATCGTCCATGGCATGGTCGTTTTCTTTGATGGGCCGGTCCGCCGTAGCCTTTTCGTCCCATCGGTACAACCCAAATTCCCGGATGCAGTCTGTACAGCAGGAATTAAAAAATATATCGCCGCATTGGAGCCGGGTGGCCACATCCCGAATACCATCTAGGACGGCATTAGAGGCTTTTTCCACGCGAAATCGCCCGTGGCGGCGGATCACCTCGATGAACGAGGCTGCCGATGGGTCCACGATGACGGAGGAGATATGGCAATCTCCTGCCAGCTTTTCCAGCTCTGTGTAGTGCTCCTCGTCAGTCCGCTGGCGGCCCTCTTTGCGACTATCAAAGTAATACTCCCAGATGCGATACCATTTCCCTGCAGCGCAGCCCCAAAGGCCCATGCTGGTGGGGTTGATGGTGCCATAGTCGCAAGAAATGTAATATTTATCATAGGGCCGGGGCTCTGCCGGGACAACGTGGAAATCCTTGTTGAACATAGTATAGACTAGGCCCTCAGCCACTACCCACAGGCCCCGAATGTAGCGATCGTAGAACACCCCGGAATACATGTTCTCATACCTCTCTCGGATCTTCCGGGGCAAAGCCAGGTTATCGTCCATCGTAAAATGGAGGTGGAGAGCATTTTTCTCCTTGGGTTTATCGCCCTCCACCCAGTTTTTATAAAACCAGTGTTCAGGGCCAGCCGGATTGCAGTTGAACCAGAACTTACTTCCCTCAACGGAACACCGGGCAAGAGCTTGCTCTACGAAGGACTGCGGTTGCAGCGCCACTTCGTCTAGTAGGACGCCCGCCAAGGTGATTCCCTGGATCAGCATATAGCTGGATTCATCCCGCCCCCCAAAAAGGAAGTAGGCGTTCTCCCGCCCGGTGCCATCGGATATGATCAGTTCATTCCCTGCTCGTTTCTCCACAATTTTCAGATCCGGCGGAATCCAGTCTCGCAGATTTAGGATCACATTGCGGCGCAGGCTTTCAATGGTCTTTCCGCATAGGGCGAACTTCTGGCCATTGAACGTGGCCATGCTCCAGAGGACGAACCCGACGGTCATGCACACGGTCTTGCCGGAGCGGATAGAGCCATCACACACTAAGGCATCCCGATCACAGAAGCGCGGCTGCTGCCACCAAAGCATGGCCAATCGCTGGCGTTTACTCAACTTCTGGTAAATCATCCGTGCCTACCTCCTCAGCCTCCATGATAGCCGACAGCAGGTTGTTCTCCGCGCCGGTTGGATTGTTCCCCGCTTTGTTTTCTGGCTCTCTCTGCCCCAGGTACTGCTTCCCAAGCCAGATCGCCATGCTGGCACTGCTTTCGGCCAGCTGGAACTGCGCCCGGCGCAACGATATTTTTCCCTTCCCACGCTTTTGGGAAAAAACCTCGGAGAAACTCAGCCTATAAGTCCGTTTGCACCAGGCGTCAAGCGTTTTATCGCTCACGTCAAACCAGCCGCAAATCTCTTCCTTGGTGCACTGCAGGCCACACAAGTTTTCGAATTGCTTTTGGTCTATTTCTTTCCGTGGCCTGGCCATCTGCGCCACCGCCTTTCTAAATCTTTTTTAAAATGCCCTTGACAACACGTATTATACGTGTTATAATAGTCACAGTGAAAGGGGGGAACACCAAAATGCCAATGACAGCCAAGGAAATGATAAAGCTCCTTGAATCCAATGGTTTCCAGTACGCGCGGTCAAACGGTTCCCACAGATTTTACAAAAATCCAAAGACCGGCAAGACCACCACAGTCCCCTATCACTCCGGCAGCCTGAAGCCGGGGATCGAGAAGGCAATACTCAAGCAGGCGGGGCTGAAATAGGCCCCGCCGCCCGAGAAAGGAGAATACTATGTCGCAAATTTTTTATCCCGCGATCTTCCATCCGGAAGATGTTGGCTACTCCGTCTTTGTCCCCGACATTGACGGCTGTTTCTCCCAGGGCGATACCCTGGAGGAAGCTTATGATATGGCGTTTGATGCTGTAGGTTTGTGCCTGGAGGATCTGTCGGAAAATAATCAGCCCTACCCCGCACCGTCTAAGCCGGAGAACGTCCATCCAGATGCTGGCGACTTTGTAGCGCTGGTCCGGTTTGACCCGGTGGATTATGCCCGTAAGCATGACACGCGGGCCGTTAAAAAGACGCTTACCATCCCGTCTTGGCTAGACACACTGGCCAGGGACCGGCACGTCAACTTTTCCCAAATCTTGCAAAGCGCCCTGATGGAGCAGTTGGGGGTTGCCGACAACTGAGCATAAATAAGAGGCTAGGGATTACTCCCTGGCCTCGCTTTTTTGCACCCGCCGCTTTCGATGGTTGCAATCGCATCAAAGAGCGGATAAAACTGCTGAGGGACCACGGCGTTGCCTAAGGATCTAAGGCAGTCCAATTCTCCGGGTAGCCCATCAGCCACTCGGCAAAGTTCGGATGGCACACTCTGCCCGATGAGTTTGCCCCAATGAGCCTCGACCTCGCTACGGCAAAATTGTTTAGTCCTTGGATGCATACAGATTTCCCCGCTCGGGTCTTCGCGTACTTCCCGCCGGAAATCAGTATCTGCACGCGATTCTCGCACGCACGCATCCCCCCATCCATCGCCATCGGCGTGGGCCACAATGGCGAATCGATCCCGGCGGTTGGGTGCCCCGACAGAATGAGCCGGAAAAAGGAATGCCCTCGCGGAGTAGCCCGAACCTTCCAGATCGGATAGAATATCATCGAGTGCCATACTTGCGATCCCAGCAACATTCTCTCCAAGCAACCAAGTGGGCCGGAGCTCGCGCAAGACTCTAAGCATCTCAGGCCAGAGATAACGGTCATCATCTCTGCCTCTCCGCTTTCCGGCTGTGGAAAATGGTTGGCATGGAAACCCCCCGTGATAATGGTGACCGTCCGAAGTCCTGTTTTCGCATAAAAGTCCTCCTTCGTTAATTGCCGGATATCGCCCCACCGAGGGGTGGTGGGCCAATGTTTGGCGAGCACTGCGCGCGGGAAATCGGCCCATTCGCACTGGCCAACCGTCCGAAATCCGGCCCATTCAGCAGCCAAGTCCAGGCCGCCGATTCCAGTAAACAGTGATAAATGAGTAAGCGATTTATCCATATTGCCGCGATCTCCCTCGAAAAAATTTCAGAAATCCGAAAAATTGCACACGAAAAGCCCCACCGGGCGGACTGGTGGGGCCTTTGCTTCGGCCCAAAAGAAATACCCCACCGGCAACCCGGCAGGGCTTGGGAGCGGTGGCCATCGCCATTGCTCCGATGATTGCATGATACCACACAAGGATACTGACAATCAATGCCATTTACGGCCATTTACTGCCAATCACTGCCACATTTTCTAGGGCAACCGGCAAATGATATATGCTGCAACGCCTTCCCATGGAGGCGGAAGACTGCATGCAGGCTTTTTTCGTCGTCATCCCCATAGATCATAATGGCCACGTCTCCCCATGGCATCAGCCTGTACCCATCCCCATCTATATATCTCAGCCTCAAGCATTCCCTCTCCAGCGGATCCTCCACATGGTCTATGGCGGCCTCAATGGCCGCCATTTCCCGTTTCGCCGCCTCAATTTGCGGCATTACTCGTTCTTCGTACTCCATGCGCCGGAGGATGGCGCGCTCCATACGGTCTCCATTCCCACCGGTGGACTTTGCGCCGGAGGGTTCCCGCATCGCCGGAAGCTGCTCCTCGTTGCGCAATCTGGCCAGCCGGTCCAGCTGATTTTCCGTTTCCAGGCGGAGGGCCCGGTAGGACGCCAGGCGTTGTTTGGTGGTCTTGTCCATTGTCATCCTCCTTTGCTTGGTTTGGGGGAGGGGCTGCTACTGCAGCCCCAGGGATACTTTTAGGCATTGATCCAGCTGCTGCATCTCCAACTCACTGAGTTGGCCCATCCTGCGGAGCAGCCGCGACTTGCCCACCGTGGTGGTCTGCTCACAGAGCACACAGGATATCTTGCCTGTCGGCATGGCCACGTCAAATTGCGTGGGATACCGGCGCTTACGTCCGTGCGTCATGGGCGCCACAATGGCGGTCGGAGCGTGGGCGTTGCCTGTATCGTTTTGGACGATTACCACAGGCCGGTCTTTTCGCTCCTCGCTGCCGGTTGCAGCGGGGTTCCAGCGGCAGAAATAGATATCGCCGCGCCTTATACTTTTCACCTCAAATTAACCTCCTTGTGATTCTTTCTACCCACGACCAGAATACATATCCAACGGAATACCACAGGATTTTGACATCCAGCCATAGAATTTTCGCTCTTTTTCTCATTCCAACACACTTTCTACCGTCAATGCCACCGGTGGATGCGCCTGACCTATAACGTTCAGATAGATCTTTCCGGTACGCTGTACGGTGGCCAGATCCTCCGGCGTCAGCTCCCAGCAAGTCTCAAACTCCTGCCGACCATCTCCGTATTGCATAACGGTGGCTGGTAGGCCTCTGCAGCCCTCGCATACCAGGACGATATTGGTGGTGTCTGTCTGTATCGGTCTCATTGTCCTACCACCTCATCCCAGCACCGTTTGCACATCCACTTGTCGGCACGGCGATAGGTATTAACTAGGCCCAGCCCACACCTCGGGCATGTCTGCCTATGGCGTACGTCTTTCCTCCAGTTGTAATTGTGATTAAGCCATCTGTCGTAGTATCTCACACTCGCGCCTCCTCTGGTGCAAAATTACTGCACTCGCTTACCGGGCAAATGCCAACAACCGAATGGCCTTTACCCAGCCAGGCGCAGCATTCGGAGCCGGGAACGTCGTGCTTGCACTGAGTGCACAAGCATTCGGGGTGGCGCTCTTTGCATGAGTGTAAAAGCGCTTTTTCCACCGTTCCGTCCATCGCCGCCCCACAGTTGGGGCAGTACTTATACCTTGCCAGCGTTGCCGTAGCCAGTTCCCGGCACTCCCCACAGCAGGAGCACTGATACCGGCCAATAAGTCTGCCCGATGTACCCGCCACCGTTTCCCAGCGCCCACTGGGGCGCTGGCCATTTTCCCAAAATTTCATGCATGTACCTCCTATCTAGTGCCTGGAAAACTCTCCCGGACCGCTCTGTCCCCCTGGCCAAACTCAACCACATGATACCGGCCCTGGGGATGTACATAAACCACCGTGCCGGACATCTTCCGGGTGGCCTTGCTGCCATCCGCAGAGTCCGTAAACGTTGCAGGACGCCGCGTAACCAGGTCGCCCACCTTGACCGGCGGGCCGGTAACAGGCGGATCCCGCATCAGATCTGCATCAAGCAGCGCGTAGCTGCTGCCAATTGTGCGGCTCATGATTGCGCCTCTTCGTTCTCCGCCGGGAACGGATCAGGTGTCAGTACCAGATCCTCCCAGCCAAGTTTTGCGTAATTCTCGCGACAGGTTGGGCAATTGTGGCCTACCCGTACTTCCAGCGGATCGTAAAAGCCGCCGCCGAGTGTATCTCCAATCTGCGCTCCGCACCGGGCACAGTATACGTAGCCGAAGCAGCCCTCGGTGATGCGGCTGTGGCCGAGGAGCGCACAAGTAATGCTCTGGCGCTGCGCTTTTGTAAGTGGCTCCAGGGCCGCCATTTTGGCTTCGTATTCTTCTCTGGTCATGTTACTCCCTCCATCGCCAGCTGCTCGTCAGCTGGCATTTTTGTGATGTAAATCTCCGTCCGGGGGTTGTCCTTGTCCCAAAAGCATCGGCTCCCGTCGTGCCCCGTCACGATGCCGTAGTGGTCATCGGCGATGATGCCAACATCCGTCAGTATGTCGTCAACTGCCTCCAGCAGGTTGGTTAGGTCTGTGCGCC